AACGCTTTCAGAAGATGGTAAAGCCAAATATGAGAATGATTTGAGTGAGGCCGACTTTGATCTTGCCGTGGACATTGGGCCTTCAAGCTCCAGCAAGAAACAAGCAATCGTCCGTTCATTAACCGGCGTATTGCAAATGACGCAAGATCCAGAGACCGCCAAGGTATTGACATCAACTATCATGATGAACATGGAAGGCGAGGGCATGTCAGATGTCCGTGAATACTTCCGTCGTCAGATGGTCAGAATGGGCGCAGCGAAACCGACAGAAGAAGAAAAAGAAGAAATGGCAACAGAGCAACAAAACACGCCGCCAGATCCAAACGCGCAATTCCTGCAAGCAAGCGCGCAACAAGCGGCGGCACAAGCGGCCAAGTCGCAGGCTGACGCGGGATTGTCAGAAGCTAAAGCAAGAGAATCAGAAGCCAAAACAGCGGAGATTCTTGCCGGAATTGACCGTAGTGAGTTAGATCAAGCAATGCAAACAATGAAAACATTATCTGAGCTGCAACAACCAGCGGGCGAGATGCCGCCAGCTCAGGCAATGTAAACGGTAACCGGCTGGCCGTTCAATCAGCCGAGCAGAGAAGGATGCGCAATGGGAATGGAATTAGAGCAAGACGATCCAATTGATTTAGATCAGCACGACGATGATTTGCCAGAAGAAGGCGAACAACCTCTGGCGGAGTCAGAGCAGGCTCAAGAAGGCGAACAGCAAAACGAAGAAGATTCTATTGTTGTTACAATTGGAGACGAAAAGCCGCCCGAAGAAGAGCACGAGAAGGCCCCTGAATGGGTTCGTGATTTGCGCAAGTCACATAAGGAATTGCAGCGCAAGGTTAAAGAGTACGAGGCAGAGCGCCAACGCGCCACGGCTGCGCCACAAGCACCTGTTGTCGGCAAGAAGCCAACACTAGAAGATCATGATTATGATGCAGAGGCGTTTGAGGTCGCATTAGAGAGCTGGCACGAACAAAAGCGAGCAGTGCAAGACTTTGAGCAAAAGCAGAAGTCGGCGCAAGAGCAAGCGCAAAAGGAATGGAACGAGCGCTTGGCCAAGTACGGGCAGGCAAAACAAACGTCAAGGATTGCCAACTATGACGAGTTAGAAACTGCCGTTCAAGAGCAGTTGAGCCCGACGCAGCAAGGCATCATTATCAACCTAGTAAGCGATCCAGTTAAGATGATTGCCGGGCTCGGTGGCAATAAGGCGCAGCTTGATAAGTTCGCAAAGATTAGCGACCCGGCTGTATTTATTTACGAACTTGGGAAACTGGAGACGCAATTGAAAGCACAGCCACGGAAAGCACCACCACCTGAACGCACTGTCACCGGTTCTGGTGGCGTAAGCGGCGGAGCGATTGGCGATCAATTGGCCCGTTTGCAAGCCGAAGCAGAGAAAACCGGCGATTACACAAAAGTGTTTCAATACAAGAATCAAAAAAAGCAAGCAAAATAATTAAAAAGTTGTAGAATGCACAAATAGGAGTGGACTGCAATTGGTTCACTCCGCCCTGATTCGCTCACATTACGAGCAGCGCTATTGAATGGCCCCCGTCCAGCCGGATTAATGGATGAGTAAATAGGCAGTAAAGCTAATTATTCATTCATTTAAAGGAGCCAATCATGGCCAATCAATTTTCGAAAGAAGAACGGGTAGCGTTCGAGCTGATCTTGGAAGGTTTTAACGATCAGTTGGTGTTGTCTCGCAACGTATCCACCTATCAAACTGATCAAGTAACGATGGAGCGTACCAGTGATGTTATCTGGCGTCCACAGCCGTACATCAGCATGTCATTTGACGGCACCGATCAAACCGCCAACTTTAAGCAGTACACCCAATTGTCTGTGCCTGCCCGCATCGGGTTCAAAAAAGCCGTTCCTTACCAATTGTCAGCAACAGAATTGCGCGATCAATTGCAAGAAAAACGCCTTGGCGATTCAGCTAAACAGCGCTTGGCCTCCGATATCAACAGGGCCGTTATGGATATCGCATCACAACAAGGCACTTTGGTAGTTAAGCGCACTACTGCAGCTTCTGGCTTTGATGATGTTTCTCAATGTGAAGCAATCTTCAACGAGCAAGGTATTAATTACGATCAACGCTATTTGGCATTGTCTACCCGTGATTATAACGGCATGGCCAGCAATTTGGCGGCACGTCAAACCATGACTGGCAAGCCAGTAACCGCTTACGAAAAGGCATACGTTGGTACTGTTGCCAGCTTCGAGACATACAAACTAGACTACGCCAATCGCTTGGCCGCTGCTGCAGGTGGCGCTGGCTTGACTGTTTCAACTCTGGATGCTGCTGGTAATTACTACATCCCCAAAGCCACATCTACCGCAACAAGCGGCGAAGTCGGCAACGTGGACAATCGTTATCAAACCATTACCATTTCCAGCACTGCCAACGTGGCCGCTGGTGATTGCTTTACGATTGCTGCATTGAATGCGGTTCATCACATCACCAAGGGTGACACCGGTCAATTGAAAACCTTCCGGGTTATCTCTGTTGACTCCGGCACCACAATGACCATCAGCCCCCCGATTATCTCTAATCAGGTTGCTAATGATGCGTCTGCTGCATATCAAAACTGCGTTATCAACACCAAAGCGGCTAACTCTGCGATCGTGTTCTTGAATACCGTATCTGCTACTGTAAATCCATTCTGGCAAAAAGATGCGATTGAATTGATTCCAGGCCGTTACGCTGTGCCTACTGATGCTGGTGTTGCGGTAATGCGCGCATCGGTTGATCAAGGTATCGAGATCGTGATGCAGAAGTTCTACGACATCAACACCATGACCACACGATACCGTGTTGACACGTTGTTTGGGGTTGTGAATAAACAGCCTGAAATGTCTGGCATCATGTTGTTCAGTCAAACCTAATCTGGTTTAGGGGGTTTCGGCCCCCTTTTTGAACATTTACACGGAGAATTTAAATCATGGCAACAAAATTAGTATTACCTAACGGTAAAGTAACTCTAACCTTGCTGGCCGGTGAAAGCGTAGCCGTTTACACCAAAGGCACGGCCAAAGTATCGCAGGTACTCGGTTACCCAAATCACCCATACACTGAATCGCAAATTGGCACTGTGACCGCTGGTGAAACTGTGTTTGGCGCTTATGCGTCCGGCGCGATCATCATCATCGAGGCAGATCCTTTTGGCGTAATGTACGAGCAAGGCATTTCACCTGTTGTTACTGGTGTTCGTGACTGGCAATTGCAAGGCGACCCTGTAGCGGTCAACGTAACCGGCGCTGTCTCTGCCGCTGCAATGTTTGGCGGCATCGTTACGTCAACCACCGCCGCCGCTGTTGCTGGAACTGTTCCAACTGGCACCGTAATGGATGCCGCCGATACCGCTTTGGCAATTGGTGATTCATTCGACTGGTCGGTGATTAACACTGGTGCCGCCAATGCTTTCACGGTTACCGCCGCTGCAAGTCATACTTTGGTTGGCAATGCCGTTGTGGCCTTGTCTACTACTGGCCGATTCCGCACCCGTAAGACTGCTGCTGCAACGTATGTGACTTACCGCATCTGCTAATGCAATCTAGGGCGGGGGAAACCTCGCCCTATTTGGAGAAAAATATGGAATATCCAGTATTGGTTTTTAAAGATGGCGGGCCATATCAGCGAGCTGGCGGTTATTACAACCACATGGCCGTTGAAGATGAAGCTGAATACGAGATTGCATTATTGGATGGCTGGTTTGCTACATTGCCAGAAGCGATTGAAGGCAAGAAACAAGATTTAGAAGCCGAAGATTTATCAGCGCCTACACGCGAAGAACTAGAACAAAAAGCTACCGAGCTTGGTATTAAGTTCGATGGCCGCACCAATGACAAGAAACTTGCGGACAAGATCGAAGAAGCCCTGAAAGGCTAATCATGGGATGGACGAAACGCCAGCTAGCAGAAAAAGCCTTTGAAGAAATCGGGCTTGCTGCGTATGTGTTTGACCTGACGCCAGAGCAGATTACAAGCGCCGTTTGGCGTATGGACTCGATGGTGGGCGGCTGGAATGCAAACGGTGTGCGGATTGGCTATCCATTACCGAGCAGCCCGCAAGATACCAATCTCGATCAAGATACCAGTGTGCCTGACTTTGCGACCGAGGCTATTTATCTTGGGCTCGCTTGCCGTATCGCGCCAATGTTTGGCAAGCAGGTAACGCCAGAAAAAAAAATGTACGCTGACATGGCCTACAGCAACATGGCTAATCAGGTGGCAATTCCAACACCTGAAAGACAAATGCCATCCACCATGCCGCGCGGCCAAGGAACAAAACCTTGGCGAAACTTTAACAATCCATTTGCTTACAAGCCCTCCGAGGATCTATTGGCTGGCTCTGACGGCAAAATTGACCTTGAGTAAATGACATGTCAACTATCAATCAGTTAAACGCGGCTGGCACACCGAGCGGGTCGGATTTAATGCCGATCTACTCGCAGCAAAACGGAGACGCCCGCAAGTTATCGCTTAGTGATTTTTTGGTGTGGCTTGAGTCGCAACAAATCGCAACGCAAGACAACAAGATCACGCAATACGCCGCGCCATTGGCGGCATCTACAACGCTATTCACTGACAATCAAAACAGTGTGTGGTTGATTCTAACGCCCGCCGGAACGATTGCCACGGCCACATTGAAACTTCCGCTGGTTAGCAATGTGTTAGACCGCACCGAATTGCTTGTAAACACGACACAAGAAATCACCGCATTAACACTGGACGCAAACGGCGGATCAATCGTCG